CGACCGCACCTATATGAGCGGCGACAAGTACAGCGATGAAGTCCGCACGGTTGGCAAGGTGATCCGCGACAACCTCAAGGAACTGAACCAGCTCCAGAAGAACCCATGGAAACGTGAGGGTGAAGTCGGTCGCTCTGTCTTCGGACACGAGGACATTCCTGACAACGCCTACTACATGCCGCGTGAATGGCAGTCAGCCAAGATCAGTGCAGCCTACCACACCTACGTGGATGGCACCCTAGAAGACCTGTTCTTCGGGGCGTTCCGTTCAGCCAACGCTGACATGGAAGAGACTGCGCTGCGCAAGCTGTCCGAGGGTTTCGTTAAGAGCCTGACCGATCGCAGCCTTGGCCTGGACGACAACTTCATCAGGACGCTCTCTGGCGACAACATTGATGAGATGGTCACGCTGCTAACCAAGCACGGCGGTATGGCCGAGGAGGATGCGCAGAACATCGCCGAGAGCTTCCGCAAGGTGCCCAAGGGTGACGCTGGTCGCGATAAGCACCAACGCCGCCGCTCGCTTCTCGACGAGGAATACAAGCTCCCGTACAACCCCCGCACTATTCACGGGGTGACCGAAGATCGTCCGCTGTCTATCCGCGACCTCTTCAACACCGACGCCACCGCAGTCCTCGACAGGTACACCCGCAACGCCGCTGGCAACATCGCCATGGCTCGTATCCGCGTAAAGGACCCAAAGACTGGCAAGCTCGTCATCGACGGACTGACCAGCCAGAGGGAGATCGACGACTATCTCCAGAAGATGCGGCAGGAGGCAATTGATCGGAGGGCTCCTAAGCAGCAGATCGCCAAGGACATCAAGAACGTCGAGCTGGCAATCAACGCCATCAAGGGTCATCACGTCGATGGGCTTGAGGGAACCGAGCTGGGCTTCTGGCTCCGCTCGATCCGCAAGTTCAACTTCTCCCGCATCATGAACCAAGCAGGCTTCGCTGCCGTGCCTGAGATCGGGAACATCGTCGGGTCTGCTGGTCTCAAGGCGGCTTTGTCGCAGATGCCCGCTGTCCGTCGCATGATCAGTGACGCTGGTGAGCTTGCCCTCAAGGACGGGCTGGCCGACGACATTGAGTACGCACTGGGTATCGGCACGGAGCGTCTGACCCGTTACGCCCCGAGCGACGTCTACGACGATGTCATGTCTGTCGTTGACGATGGGACAAAGGGCTGGCGCGACCATGTCAGCAATGCGCTGGAACGGGCCAACCGGATCACCGCAGACGCATCGGGAATGTCCTTCGTGGACGCTACGACACGTCGGTGGGCATCCAAGGCCATCATCCAGAACTTCGCCAACATGGCAGCTACTGGGAAGGGCATCTCGGTCAAGCGACTGGCAGACCTCGGCATTGACGGGGAAATGTCCAAGCGCGTCCTGGCTGAGCTTAAGAACCCCGACTTCCTGCCCATGAAGGGTAAGAAGGTCGCTGGCCTGCGCTTCGATGGTGCCAAGGACAAGGAAGCTGCGGAGTTCTTCCGTCGTGCTGTGATCCGCAAGACCAACCAAGTGATCCAGAAGAACGACGTGGGTAACCTCATGCCGTTCATGAATGGCGCGGTTGGTAAGGTGATCATGCAGTTCCGTTCGTTCATGGCGGCTTCGTACGTCAAGAACTCCCTCAAGTCTCTGCACATGCGGGACACGGAGGCGGCGATCGGCGCGGCTGTCACGACGGGTATCGCAGCACTGACCTACTCGCTCCAGATGCAGGCTCAGGCCATTGGCCGCAGCGATAGGGATAAGTTCCTTGAGAAGCGTCTGGCACCTGAGAACCTGTTCAAGTCGGCTGTAGCCCGCTCTGGCTGGTCCTCGATCGCGCCGATGATAGTCGACACGGTGGTGCCGGCTCTGGGTGGTGATGCTCAGTTCTCGTATGCCCGTACGACTGGGCAGACGTCCAACATCCTGTTTGGTAACCCGACCCTCGGCTTGCTCGACGACATCACCGGAGCCACCAAAGCTGCCGCTGGTGCCTTGCGTCCCGGCCCTCTGTCACAGGAGGAGCTACGTGCGGTCTCCAAGATCGCCCCGTTTGGGAACGCCTTACCGGCGCTGTCGCTCTACAACACGATGATCTCTGACAACCCTGAGCGCACACCTCGCAGCGCTCGATAACCAACAACACGGGCGGGACAACTGCGTCCCGTCCTCTCCACTATCGCAAGGAATACCATGGCCACCGAAATTCTCTCTTACGTCTACTACGATAGCGATGGTTCGACCAAGGACTACACGTTCGACTTCCCGTACCTCGATCTGGACCACGTCAAGGTCTTCGTCGCCGGGGCACCATTCGGTGACTTCGCTTGGACGGGTGCTTACTCCATCCGCATGAATACCGCCGTCGTCATCGGCAAGAAGATCAAGATCGCACGGCAGACCCCGGCATCCCAGCCGCTGACCGTGATCGGCAATGGTGCATCCCTCCGCGCCGAGGATCTCAACCGTCAGGCACTGCAGTCCATGTACGTGGCGCAGGAGGCCGAGGACGCCGCCAACTACATCGCAACCTCGACCATTATCGCTCCAGAGAGTGACGCTGGTCGTGTCAACCTCGTCCTTCCGTCTATCGAAGAGCGGCGCAACCGCGTCATGGGCTTCGACGGCGACGGTGCGTTCCGCATCTATACCGACCAAGACATGCCGAAGGGTCCCGTGGGTGACAAAGGTCCCGTGGGTGACACCGGCCCGACTGGCCCTACCGGCGTTCAAGGTCCGCAGGGTACGCAGGGCATCATAGGCCCACAGGGTCCGCAGGGCATCACCGGTATCCAAGGCCCGCAAGGTCCTCAGGGTCCTACCGGTCCCGTGGGTGCCTCCTTCGAACCAGACGCAACCGGCCCGACCGCAGATCGCGCTCTGTACGACGATAGCCCTACGGCATTCGCGTTCCTCGATCTCACAACCCAGCAGATGTACTTCAAGGTCTCTGCAGCCCACGCTAACTGGACTGCCGGTGTATCCTTCGGCATCGGCCCGCAGGGCATTCAGGGACCGCAGGGTCCTCAGGGTGTCATTGGTCCTCAGGGTACTCAGGGTGTCGCGGGTCCGCAGGGCTCGATCGGCATCACTGGCGCTACTGGACCGACTGGTCCGCAGGGCGCTACCGGCCCCGAGGGTAGTGGTCTCGTCTGGAAGGGTACCTGGAGTTCCGCAGTCACGTACGTCCGCAAGGATGTCGTCTACTGGAACGGCTCGTCCTACGTCATGACCTCGGTCACCAACAGCCTCAATGAAGACCCCGCAGTGACCACCGCGAAGTGGTCTCTCGTGGCCAAGCAGGGCAACGCTGGTGCTACCGGCGCGACCGGCGCACAAGGTCCGACTGGCCCGACTGGTCCTCAGGGTTCAACCGGCGCGACCGGAGCAACCGGCGCACAAGGTCCGACTGGCTCTCAGGGTCCGACAGGTCCTCAGGGTGCTCAAGGTCCCGCTGGTGCGACTGGCCCCGCTGGTTCATTCCCGGTGGCCTCTGGTGCCTATGGTTCGTTCCAGATGCTTCAGTCCAACAACGGCTTGGATACGACCGTCCCAGGCGGCTGGTCGCGGCGTGGCCCTTGGTTGACCGGAGGTGGCACTGGCTACTTCTGCATGATCCAGCGGACCTCGTAATGAACGTCCAAGACTTCGTGAACTTCGGGGAGGAGGCTCTGTCCCCCTCCTTCGAAGGCGACATCTACAAACCGCCAGCTACCGATCTCTCTGGCTACTACACCAAGGTCCAGATCGATACGCAGATGGGGGCGAAAGCTCCGATCGCAAGCCCCAGCTTTACCGGCACCGTAGCAACGACTGGCGAATTTCGGACCACGTCTCAGGACTTCCTTCGGGTTGTGGCTGGGAACTTTGGTCTACTTGGTCGCATGGATGGCAGCGATTTCTATTTCCTGATGACGGCCTCTGGCAGTCAGTACGGCGGTTGGAATGGCCTGCGTCCCTTCGCGATCAACATGACGACGGGCTTTCTCACGCTGGCGCAGACTACGGTCAGCGGCAAGGTCACGGCGTCTGGTGGTCTCTGGAAGGGCATCTACGAAGCTGTTTATGGCGATAGCGGCTACTACAATATCAACATCAACGGTCAGGCCGCTGCCGCTCAGACCTTGAGGCGGGACGGGACCAATCAAGGCCCCCAGATGACATTCTTCTGGAACGGTCAGGCCGGTCAGCCTAGCTGGCTGTGGGGTGGTAACGACGGTGTCAGCATGTACGTCTACAACCCGTCGAACTTCTCTGTGGCCTACGCGGCTAACGCTGGAGCTATCTCAGGTGTCCCAGTTGGAAGTATCGTCCAGTTCACCGTCAGCAGCAACCCCGACGAGGTCAACTACCCTGTAGGTCAAATACTGATCGTCTGGAACAACGCAAGTATCCGTCCAAGAAACGAAGCGCAGACACTCAGGGTCTACTCCGGTGACACTCAGGATTGGTGTCTGTCTACACTCGGCACCGGTGCCATTCTCGCAGGTACGTGGAGAGCAAAAGGTGTCTGCTCGAACGATCGCCAAGCCTTCCAAAGGGTCTCATAAATGGAAACCATCACGCTCGTTTCGGTTAACTCCGTTACGTCAACCCCGCAGGCAGACGTGTTTATCGTTCATGTCACCTTGCAGGATGAAACAGGGGTGACCTTCGATACGGACTACGGGAGCTATCCCAACGATCCGCACGGAGTGAACCCCGCCATCCGCCAGTGGCTTGAAGACCACCGGGGAAACTACGACATCGACGCTCCCGTCGAGCCGACCATAGACGACCTTCGCGCCACTTACCCCGAGCTTAAGCCGACCACGTTCTGGAAGGCGGCTCGGGAGGTTGGCGTCTACAAGACCGACGTTCTCGCCCAGCTCAATGCGATCGAGGACCCAGCCCAACGAGAGGACGCCCTCATCGACCTCGAAGAATGCCTGGGCTTCCAGCGCTTGAACCCGCTCGTCGTCTCACTCACCTCTACTTACAACATCACCCCCGAACAGCTAGATGATCTTTGGCTATGGGCAGCAAACACACAGGCATGACCATTGTGGAACATAACACGACCGTCGTTGCGACTACCGCACTAATGACCCCCTTCTGGCTCCCGAGCTTGACTTCGGTATCTCAGGTGGCCGCGACAGTTACCCCAATTCTCGGCGCCATCTGGCTCACTATCCAGATCGTCACGAAGACCTCCGAATGGCTTAGGAAGCGCAATGAAGACAAATAGTGAGAGCATGGCAGCTCTGTTCGACAACTTCGCGGACCAGCTCGCCAAGCTTCTCAAGGACGGCAAGACCATTGTAGACAAAGACGGGGAGGTCCATCAGATCACCCCCGACGCTGCGACCTTCAACGTAGTCCGGCAGTTCCTCAAGGACACCGGCACGAACATCGCACCCAACAGCAACAAGAAAGTGAACGAAATCGCCGAAATGCTCCCCTTTACGGGGTCCGAGCAGGACGACGAAGAGCACTACACTCACTAAAATCCACACACAGCCCCGCTGAGAGCGTTGGTTCATTTATGGACCGACTGCCTATCCGTATGCCTTCGTGCCTCTCGGCGGGGCGCTCTGTGAGCCAATCTCTCCACTATCAGGAATAATGTGACGAACCTTAAGTCTTCGACCGCGCTAACCACGCAGGCCGACCCGATCCTGTCCAATTTCAAGAACTTCCTCTTCCTCGTCTGGAAGCAGTTCCTCGACGGCAAGCTGCCGACCCCAGTTCAGTACGACATCGCAGACTTCCTGCAGCATGGCCCCAAGCGCTCCGTCATTGAAGCCTTCCGTGGGGTAGGGAAGTCTTGGGTCACCTCGGCCTTCGTGGTCTGGTGCCTGCTGCGCAATCCGAACCTCAACATCCTCGTCATCTCAGCGTCGAAGAACCGATCGGACGACTTCTCGATCTTCACGATGCGTATCATCCTTGAGATGCCGATGTGCGCCCACCTTCGCCCTGGCCCCGATCAGCGCTCGTCCATGATCGCCTTCGACGTCGGGCCAGCTACCGCATCGCATGCACCGTCCGTCAAGTCGCTCGGCATCAACTCGCAGATCGCTGGTTCCCGTGCTGACATCCTGATCGCCGACGACATCGAAGTCCCGAACAACTCCGACACCCAGCTCAAGCGAGACATCCTCGGAGAGAAGGTCAAGGAGTTCGACGCCGTCCTCAAACCGGGGGGCCGCATCATCTACCTCGGGACACCGCAGTCCGAACAGTCGCTCTACAACGTCCTGCCTGAGCGTGGCTATATCCTCCGCGTCTGGCCTGCCAGGTATCCCTCTGAGACGCAGCTCTCCAAGTATGGTCCGCGTCTAGCACCCATGATCACCAAGGCCCTCAGCGCCGCTGCTGATGCCGGTGAGGACATCTCCGGTAAGTCTACGGACCCCCAGCGCTTCTCCGACACCGACCTCGGTGAACGAGAGTTGTCCTACGGTCGCTCTGGCTTCGCCCTGCAGTTCATGCTCGACACCAGCCTGTCTGACCAAGACAAGTTCCCGCTGAAGCTCTCCGACCTGATCGTCATGCCGCTGGATATCAATCGTGCCCCGCAGGCTCTCTCGTGGGCCTCTGGTAAGGATCAGCGCATCGACCACCTTCAGGCTGTCGGTCTCCCCGGCGACGGCTACCACCGTCCAATGTGGTGGGATAAGGAAAGTCTGCCGTATGAAGGCTCGGTCATGTTCGTTGACCCCTCGGGTCGCGGCGGTGACGAGACCGTCTGGGCTGTCGTCAAGCACCTTCACGGCAACCTGTTCCTCACGGCCATGGGCGTTGCCCGCAACAAGGGCTACGATACGGCTGTCCTCAAGGACATCCTGAGATGCGCCGCCAAGCAGAAGGTCAACAAGATCATCGTCGAGCCCAACTTCGGCGACGGCATGTTCGCCCAGCTCCTACGCAACGAAGCGATGAACACCTACCGGTGCGAGATCGAGGACAGCGAATGGGCCAAGAACCAGAAGGAAGTCCGCATCATCGACACCCTCGAACCCATCATGAACCAGCATCGGCTGATCGTGGATGAGGCTGTCATTGAATGGGACTACACGTCCACGGAGGGCTACGCTCGCGAGGAGCAGACCTACATGCGGCTCATGTATCAGCTTACGAGGATCACCGCTCAGCGGGGCTCTCTGGCCAAGGATGACCGTGTCGATGCTGTTGCCGGGGCTGTCGCCTATTGGGTCGAGTTCCTCTCTAGGAATGATCGCACCTCGGCTGCCCAGATGAAGGAGGATGCCCTCCAAGCTGAGCTGGACAAGTTCCTTGACGTCTTCGGTGACGGGGCTCAGGGCTCTGCCCTTCGCTTCTTCTAACGCTACCACTGAGACCCTGGTACCACTGGGGTCTCACCTCTGTTTGAATAGGTTGCCCCCTAGCACGGGTCCCCTACGTTACCTATGGTTACCTATGGTCAACCATGGTCTTACCTAAGAGGAACGAGGGTCACCAAGGTCCCACCCGAGGAGACCCAGGTCATACCCGGTAGCCATGGGTTAAAGGGGCCACCCCCATCAGGGGACCCCCACCAAGGTAAGCTTAAGGCTGAACGTTAGGAAAGAGCTGGTGACCGAGGGCAACCAAAGCCACCGCACCGAACACCAGATAAGGGCCGGTGTAATTCCCCTCACGGAAACCCTTGACAACTATGTAAACCAGCAGGGCAACCACAGCCAAGCCGCAGGCGATGCCGAGCAGCGAGACGAATACGACGAATGGGTTCATTAGCTTCTCCTTGGATTTCTGAGGTAGACCATGGTGGACCGAGGTGTCCAGATGTTTTCACCACAAATTTATTTGGTGGCATCATATAGATAGCCCGCGCCGTGGACCCCCCGTGCCCCCCTTCGATCGGCTGGCGGCTGGCCGGATTCGTCCCATTCTCCCATGGATTTGCCCATTCGAGGCTGATTATCCAATGAAATCAATGGGCAACACCAGATGCAACATCTATTACCAAGCGCTATCTGTGGTTTGCGAGGGTAGATTGGTCGTGTCCAATTGAATTGTTTGCATGCGTTCATCTCGATATCGATGTATGCGATAACTAAGTGCACACGACACCATATGGCACAATAGCATGACGCACGACACCATAGGACACCATAGCATACCGTGGTAATCGATAGTGTCCGATAGCATTGCAACCAACTCGTTGTTGAGATACGCGATAGTGACCAATAGAATAGCGCTCAATTCGATTGTGGCCAATTGATACCTGGGTGAGGGGTGACGGGCAAGCCCACGGTCGGCGATGGTGCCCGATGGTGACCGGCGCAGCGCCTTACATGCGCGTACATTATCCCGCGCGTAACACATGCAGGCGCTTTCTATTTCTCTTGCTGAAGACGATAGTTTTGCGATGACATGCAGAAATATCTGTGTGTTTTCAAA